CAAATTATAATCCGCAGGAAGCATTAAACATGTACTTTCAAACTGGTAGTATAGTTGGTAGAAGCTTGACTCAAGATGGTGATCCTAATAGAGGTAAAGTACCTATACAAGAATTACAGACTTCAAGTTCTAACGGAAAAATACAATCACTTATAGCTACTTATCAATATTATTTACAAATGATAAGAGATGTAACAGGATTAAATGAGGCAAGAGATGGCAGTTTACCAGACAAAGACGCTTTAGTCGGATTGCAAAAAATGGCTGCCAACGCTTCAAACATAGCAACTAAACACATTGTTGATGCTAGTTTATATTTAACTTTAAGGGCTTGTGAAAACATATCATTAAGATTAGCAGACGCTTTAGAGTTTGATTTAACTAAGCAAGCTTTAATGCAAAGTATATCTTTAACTAATACTCAAAATTTAGAAGAATTAAAAAATCTACATTTGTATGATTTTGGAATTTACTTAGAACTTGAGCCTGATGATGAAGAAAAAGCTATGCTAGAGCAAAACATACAAGTAGCTTTGCAATCAGGTCAGATATATTTAGAAGATGCTATAGATATTAGAGAGGTTAAAAACATAACTTTAGCAAATCAAATATTAAAATACAGAAGAATACAGAAACAAAAGCAAGATCAAGCCGCTCAACAACAGCAAATTCAAGCTCAAGCTCAAGCAAACATGCAACAGTCTGAGCAAGCTGCTTTGAATGAAGTGCAAAAGCAAGAGGCTTTAGCTAACACAGAAATACAAATTGAACAAGCTAAATCACAGTTTGAAATACAAAGAATGGAACAAGAAGCTTTGATTAAAAAACAATTAATGGCTGAAGAGTTTCAATACAGCTTACAACTAGCTCAAGCTCAAATTGGTAGAGACAAACAGAAAGAACAATTTATAGAAGATCGTAAAGATAAAAGAACTAAAATACAAGCAACACAACAATCAAAAATGATTGAACAACGTCAAAATGATTTATTACCTACAGATTTTGAATCAGCTGGTAATGATAACTTAGGCGGATTTGGTTTAGAGCAGTTTACACCGCAATAAACTTTTATTAATTTTTATTATATTATATTATGTCAGAACAAGTAAAAGAAGAAGGCTCTTTTAAAATAAAAAAGAAGCCTAAACAATTGGTAAAAGACGATATTATCAAAGTCGATTTATCAAAACCTAAAACAGAAGAAACAGATGCCATTCAAGTCGGAGAAACAAAGAAGGTGGTTGTGGAAGAACAAACCGGAGATAGCCCTAAAGTGGACGAACAAGTACCAGAGCCCAGCCCAGTTTCTGAAATTAAAGAAGAAGAAGTAAAACCTATTGAAGAAGTTGTTGAAGAAGAAATAGTACAGCTAGGTGAAAAGATTGAAGAAAAAGTTATTGCTCCCACGCCTGAAGAGGCAAGAGAGGTAGCTAAATTACCTGAGAACATCGAAAAAGTCGTTGACTTTATGAAAGAAACAGGTGGAACATTAGAAGATTATGTTAGATTAAATGCTGACTATACTAATGTAGATAACGATACTTTATTAAGAGAGTATTACAAACAAGCCAAATCACACTTAGATTCAAGCGAGATTAACTTCATGATTGAAGATAATTTTTCATTTGATGAAGAAGTGGACGAGGAACGTGAGATTCGTAAAAAGAAACTTGCGTATAAAGAAGAGGTTGCTAAAGCCCGAAAGCATTTAGATGGTTTAAAAAGTCAATATTACGAGGAAATCAAGTTGAGACCTGGTACGACACAAGACCAACAAAAAGCTATGGACTTTTTCAATCGCTATAATGAAGAGCAAAACACAGCTCAACAACAACATGAGGATTTTAAATCTAATACTAAAGATTATTTCACTAATGATTTCAAAGGTTTTGACATCAGTGTTGGTGAAAAGAAATTTAGATACGGTGTTAAAAATCCTAGTGAAGTTGCAACTAAACAATCGAATATTACAAACACAATTAAGAAGTTCTTAGATGATAAAGGTAATGTAAAGGATGTTAAAGGTTATCACAAAGCTATGTATGCCGCTGAAAACGTTGACAAAATAGCACAACATTTTTATGAGCAAGGTAAATCCGATGCTACTAAAGATCTTGTTGCTAAGTCTAAAAACATATCCGAAGATGTTAGGCCAGCGCCTACCGGAGACGTATTTGTTGGTGGATTAAAAGTTAAAGCTATAAGCGGTCTTGATTCTTCGAAACTGAAGATTAAAACAAGAAAATTTAACTAAAAACAAAATTAATTATTATGGGACAAATTAATCCTGTGTTTGGAAGTATTGTACCTTCTCAACAACAATTAGCTTTGCAAAACAATTATCTAGCGTTTAACGCTGGAGCTAATGACTTTGCTCAGCAATACCTACCTGAAGTTTACGAAGCTGAGGTAGAAAGATATGGAAACAGAACATTAAACGGTTTCCTTAGAATGGTTGGCGCTGAAATGCCAATGTCATCTGATCAAGTAATTTGGTCTGAACAAAACAGACTACACGTTTCTTATGTAAACGTAGCACAAACAGGTGGTGCAGGTTCTGCTACATTAGAGTTCGCTCTAGGTGGAAACCCAGCTGTATCAAATGCTATTTTTCCAAACGATACTATCGTTGTAATGAACCCTGCTACAGGTGTTACATTAAAAGGTGTGGTAAAAACAAGTTTACCAGGTGGTTTAGGACAGCAAGTTATTGCTTACCCTTTTACAGCTGCTAACTGGGATGCTTTAGGAGTTGGAGCTACAAATCTTAAACTATTTGTATACGGTTCTATTTTTGCTAAAGGAACTGTTGGACCTGTAGATAATGGCTTAGGTGCTGGATCTTACAAGTCTATTCAACCTTCATTCACACAATATTCTAACAACCCAATTATCATAAAAGATTCATTCCAAATCAATGGTTCTGATATGGCTCAAATTGGATGGGTAGAAGTTGCTACAGAAGATGGAACATCAGGATACTTATGGTATTTAAAGTCTGAGTCTGAAACAAGATTACGTTTTGACGATTACTTAGAAATGGCAATGGTTGAAGGTGAATTAGCTGACCAAAATGGTGGTTTTGTTGCTCAACAAAACTTAGTACCTGGATTCTCTGGAGTTAATGCTGCTGCTGGATCTATCAATGCTCACGGTACTGAAGGTCTTTTCCAAGCTATTACTAACAGAGGTAATATCATGAGTGGATTCCAAGGTGCTACAGGTATTTCAGATTTCGATCAAATACTTAAAAATCTTGATACTCAAGGTGCTATTGAAGAAAACATGTTATTCTTAAATAGAGATACAGATTTAGAATTCGATGATATGCTAAGCCAAATTTCTGCTGGACAATCTGGTGGAACTGCTTACGGTTTATTTGAAAATTCTGAGGATATGGCTTTAAATTTAGGTTTCTCTGGTTTCAGAAGAGGTTCTTATGACTTCTACAAAACAAGCTGGAAATACTTAAATGACGCTTCAACAAGAGGTGCAGTAGCTGTAAACAATATCGATGGTGTATTAATTCCTGCGGGAACTTCTACAGTTTATGACCAAATTTTAGGTACAAACATTAGAAGACCATTCTTACACGTAAGATATAGAGCTTCTCAAGGAGATGACAGAAGATACAAAAACTGGATCACTGGTACTGCTGGTGGTGCTTACACTTCTGAAATTGACTCGATGATCGTAAACTGGTTATCAGAGAGATGTTTAGTTACTCAAGCTGCTAATAACTTCGTGTTATTCCAAAGCTAGAATTACTTTAAAGAGTTAGGCGCTTCGGCGCCTAGCCCTTTATTTTTTTATTAATTATATTATATTATATCATGTCAAAGACAAAACAAATTTCAACCCCTGAATGGGAGATCAAGGATAGAACTTATTTCTTAACAAATAAAGTATCACCTTTAACATATACATTAGGAACAAGACATTCAAGACGTTATCCATTATTACATTTTGATGAAAAAAATGGAGAACAAAGAGAATTAAGATATGCAACCAATATGAATTCACCATTTGTTGATGAACAAAAAGGAGAAGTTACATTAGGTCATGTTATTTTTGAAGAAGGAATGTTGTTTGTACCTAAACAAAAACAAAATTTACAAAAACTACTTTCATTATATCACCCTAGAAAAGGTCATGTATATGCAGAGTTTAAACCAGAAGTTGTTGCAACTGATGAAATAGATGAGATAAACTTTGAAATTGAAGCTTTACTTGCTGCTAAGCAAATGGAGGTTGATGAAGCTGAATCTGTTTTAAGAGTTGAAAAAGGATCTGCTGTAAGTACTATGAGCTCTAAAGAAATTAAAAGAGATTTACTTTTAATGGCAAAACGAAACCCTGCAGGATTTTTAGCTATAGCTAATGATGAAAACGTGGGATTAAGAAACGTAGGTATCAAAGCTGTGGAACAAGGTATAATTAAAATATCTCAAGACCAAAGAACGTTCCACTGGGGAACTAATGATAGAAAATTAATGACAGTGCCTTTTGATGAACAACCATATTCAGCCTTAGCTGCTTGGTTTAAAACAGATGAAGGTGTTGATGTTTTTAAAACAATCAATAAAAAGTTACAATAATATGTAACTATAATTATAGTGAAGGGTCACTTCTGTGGCCCTTAACACTATTAACTAAAATATTAAAATGGCAATAAACGTAAATACTGTATATCAAACCGTTTTATTAATACTAAATAAAGAACAGAGAGGCTATATGACACCTGTTGAGTTTAATAAAATAGGTGGACAAGTTCAATTAGAGATATTTGAAAAATATGCTGAAGATATGAATCAGCAACTACGTGTGCCACAGATAGATCTAG